AAAGTATTATAAGGTAGTACATCAGAAACTATTGCTGGGTTTCCGTGCATCCCAGCTTCAAGTAATTTGATTTCGCTTTTGCATTCGCTGAATAGGTTATGCTGTAAAGGAATTAAAGAAACATCGGTATAGTTGTATGCTTTGCCATACTCATGTACGTGTAAGCTATTTAGCCTTAAATATTTATTACTATCATAATTATTTGCAGAAAGTACGCTCTCATAATACTTATAGTCTTCGTTATCATTATACCCTCCTAAAACAAATTGAGCATTTAAATTGTTTCTATATGCTTTTAAAATAGGCATCTGTAATATTGATACATCAACTTTGTGAAATATTCCTGCTATATAACCAAAACGGGTTTTTTCAGACTTTGTTTTGTTAGGTTGCCATTGTTCGTCTTGAGCATCTAAGCAGTTTGGAATAACCTCAACTTTATTAGTGTACTTTTTAATCTTAGTTGCTAAATGCTTTGTAGTTGTTATTACTAAGTCTACATGCTTTAATATTTCAATTGTCTGATCAGGGATATTATATTGTCGGTAAATTTTGTATAGTTGATGCGTTTGTGGTAACAACCAAATGTCATCAATGTCAAATATAACTTTAATGCCAAGTGAATGGTATCTTTTAATCTTTTCAAGTGATTTGCCACTTGTATCTATTTCTCTTTGATAAACAACTGCATGATAATCTTTTAACTGATTATCTGATAAAATATCTAAGTCAGGGAAAACATCACACTTAAAATCTATGCTATCACTTATTTTTGAGAATGGAACAAATAACCGATGAAAAGAAAGTCCATTTAACTTTTGAAGATTACATTTGATTGCGATTTTTATCATGTTCTATTTTTAGTTTGTCTTTAATCTGTTTAATATCGTAAAATATTGTCTGATAGGGTATTTTTGTTTTTCGTGCTACTTTTTGAAGTGATCCAAGTTCTAAATAAATTTTGAAAAGATTAATTTCATAATACTCAAATTCTGTTTTCGGGTTTGAATCTATAAAGTTATAAGCAACAGTAAAATCAATTTCTTCAATGCTTTCATCTTCGACTTCATAATCTAACCACTCCCAAAAATCTAAATTCTTATTTATGTATTTTTTTTTAAATTTATTAGAATGCCAGGTTCTCCAAACTACCGCAGCAAAAAAGTGTTCTAAGTTTCGTATTTCAGCAAAGTTAATTTTCTTTTCTATTATTATTAAAATAGCTTCTTGGTGCAAATCATCTGCTAAATGTGAGTTGTGGCAAACATTATTAGTTATTTTTTTATATTTTTTGTCTTTTATAAGTTGCTCAATCACCCCACAAAAGTAAAGCAAATAATAACATAATAGCAAACAAAATAAATTGAATATCTGTTTTTTTCATATAAGGCGAAGTTTTATAGCGCAAATAAGTAAGTTAGTGGCAACCGTAGGACACCCGACACCGAGCATCCTACGAACCACAAAAAATTACTTTTCGTTTTTACCTTCAACATTTCGTTTCAATCTGTCTGCGGTTCTTTTATTCAACCACATCAAACTTTCTTCGAGTTTGGTAATTACGATTGCATTTTCTCTACAAGGGAATTTCGCTTGTAAAAATCCTAAACGGTCAATAAGCACTTCAATAAGTTCTTCATTGGTCGTGCCATCAGCAACCGTTTTTAATTCAGTTGAACCTTCTGCAATTGGTTCTTTGTGGATAAATTGAAGTGTTTGACCTTCTGCATCCTTGTTCTCGAAATTTGACAACTCGTAAGTGTGTCCTGCTACTTTTACTTTCATTTTGTTTTTTGTGGGTTTTATCACTCCGCCCAGAAGTTTTATCGTGAGAAAACGGCAGCCACTAACACGGGTTTTGTGCAAGTTTTGCCATTAATATTTGTGCTTAAAATTGAACTTTCTGCAAGGCAAAACCTGACACAAAGCCCGAAACCGTTAGCAGAAAGGCTAAAACCAACTTCCTGCATCATAAGTTTCTGTACACTTTACAACCCTAAATTTAATATCGGGCGTTGATTTCTTTTCAGCTTCTGCAAGTGCTTGTGCTTTTTTTCGGTCAAGAAACTTATGGAAATATTCCTTAGTTTTTTTGTCGTAAGTGTGAGCAACTATTTCAGGTGCTTCATTGTCTTTTTGTGCTTGCACGTAATAGTGCGTAAATGAATGTTTTGCCATTGTTTTAAAGTTTGTGAGAAAAGCCCTTCTTCTAACACACGTTTGGCAAAATGGCGGTTTTCTCGGTTAATAATCATTTTTGTTTTCAATTAAAGTTTTGTGCAAGGCTGACAGATTTCGTTTCCAAAGTCCGCCACTTCGCCAAGCGTGGAAACGTTAGGTGCAATCACTTACTCACGTGCATCTCACACATACCATGTTTATTTTCAATTATTATCCCCTTGTATTTATTATCGCAATGAAATTGACTTATACAGGCATACATTTCGGTGCTTTTCATAATTGATCCTTTGTTTACCTTATTCCAAGGGTGTTTAAATAGTTCAATTTGATTTTTGCAGTTACAACAACATGAGCCATCATGCCACCCCTCCGCACATTTTACAGCACCTAACAGCACATTGGCGTTATTGCTTTCCGTTTTCAAATTATCATTTTCCATATTATTAAATTTAGTGTTTTATTAAACATTTTGTAAGGCAACAACGCCAATCTGCAAACCGTTATTTTTAACAATATGGACAAATTATTTCATTATCTTGTTCATTATCTTTCCATTTACCTACTCCATTACATTCATTACAAAATGATTCTATTTGCTTTATAACTAATTTTTCTAATAGGTTTAATTCCTCGCTTGTTAAATTATCAATTATATTTACTCCATTACTTAATACTTCGTCTATTTCAAATTCAGCTGGGATATAAGGATAACCAATATCTCCATTACTATATGAGCAATAACTTTGCTCTTTGTAGTATTCTCCTATTATTTCTAAGTTATTTACTTGGTGTTTCATTTAGTTTAGCTTTTAGTATTTAATATATAAATCATAATTAAATTGTTGTCTGACAGAGTTTTCAGTTTTCTCGCTCCAAAATTGTAAGCAAGTCATTAAGTTAAATTTCATTTAGGTCATGGAATGTTAAAATGTTTAAAATATCTTCGGTTATTGCGTTTGCCATTTTCTGTAAGTTGTTTGATATTTCAACTTCGGTAAACATGGTTAATCTTTCTCTAATTGTTTCGTATTGTGGCGGAGTATCGTAGTCTCCAGCTTCAACAAGTCTATCGCATATAAATTTATTATACTCGCAAGTTACAACACATTTATTGTCTCTAATATAAGAATCCCATCTTAACTCTAAAAGAGGATCTAAATAGCTGTTTTGTTTGTACATGGCTACTACACCTTGTATGAAGCCTGAAAATACGTCTTTGTTCATTGTGTTTATTTTTTAGCGTGTGTAATTAAGTAACATTTCTTGTAAAGTATATTCTAAGTCATTTTTTTTAGTTTTCTTAGTTACTTTGTTTAGATTAGATAAATATTTTTTCCATTCAACATCGTAAGCACCAACTGGCTCATACATGTTATAAATAACTTGTGAAGTTAAAATTGAATACTTTTGTCTGATTTGTTCTTTAGTTGCTTTCATTGTGTTTGTTTTTAATTATGAAGCAAATATATATCAAATATTAATACAATGCAAATAAAATAATAAAATAAATTATAACTCATTGATTATCAAGCTAATTATTTTTAGATAGGTTTTAAATCTTTATAAGTTTTTCCGCTTTCTTTTAATTTCATTGTCATAAATAATAAACATTCAAGTTTAAAATAATATTCAAATGTTCTATTTGTTCCGTTAATTACTGACTGAACTAAGTTATCATAACCTTTCGGATCTTTTGTTTTTATCTTTGAATCTACTAAAAATTTGTTGTATCTTAACTTAGCTTTTTGAGTTATTGCATCTGTTGATTCTTTGCTGAAGACTACTTTGTAATTATCATTTATAAACTCAAATATTGATGGAAGAAACATCACCTGATCGTTATGGTTAAGAATAGTATCGTATCTATCAATGTACTTTATATCAAAGTTTTCAAAAAAGTAATTAGCTATTTCCATGTTTTGATTAAGAAATTTAGTCACCGGTTTATCAGTTGTTTGAGGTGTTTGATAACGAAACCACTCTTTTATTGCCTGATCTCTTTTTGGGTAAGTCATGTAACTTTTTATAAACTTAGTGAATGTTACAGTACCGAATCCAACAAAGTCCCCAAATTCACCACTTATTCCCATTTTAAAAGCGTTTTTTAGCTCGGATAGTGTTGCACCCTTATAATTCTGCAAAACGTAGTCATAAATGAAACCAGCCACGTTTTTAACAGTTTGGTTATCTAAGTTGTACTTTTTGTTTTCTCCGCTTAGTTCTATTGTCTTAATTAAGATAGCATAAAGCTGAGTTAATACTTCTTGTTTATCCTGATGAATTATTTTAACTTCATTTTTTACTTCAATGAAAGTTTTTAAATAATCATTTAATTTATGCATGGCTTCAACTTCTAAAGTTGAAAATCCATTTGTTGTTGTTAAATTACTCATAGTTGGTTAGTATAATCGTCCCAGTTAATATTTTCAATTGCTTTCATTGCTGTTGCAACTCTTACTTCGCTTGTATTATTGTCTTTAATAAAATCTTTTTTAGCTTTTTCAAAAGCATCTATTACCCATTTACGTATTGCATAATAATCAGATTTATATGTCATTCCACTACTCATTTTATAATTATTAAGACAATCTATCATCCAATCAACTTCATGCTGAGCATATTTAGAAAGTAATTTTTTATATTCAGAATCTGAAAGAGTAACTGAATCTAAATATTTATTTTTAAGAGTGGGTATATTCTTATTTATTACATTATCATTTACAATTACATTAACATTATCATTTACATTAACATTTACATTATCATTTACAGCTAAGTTTCCTAACTCTTGCTTAGCATTTTTAGCATTTGCTACATTTGCTACATTTGCTAAATTTTGCTTTGTTTTGCTTGCTTTTGCTAATCCTCCTAATTTTCCTGATTCTTTTCTTTTTTCAATAGTAGTTTCCCAACTCTTTAAATCTCTTTTTAATTGAGCCTTAATTGGTTCGAATGCTATTTGAATAATTCGATTATCTGTAATTGGATTTTCATCATTAACATACATTAAAATATGTTTTATTAATTTTCCAGCTTCATCATCTGTTAAGGCAAAGAATGTATCTTTAACATCTGAATATAAAATAAAGGATTTTTTATTATACATTTTTACCTCCTTTATTCATATAAGAAATTTCTTTTCTTAAATGTTTCACTAATTTTACTGCTGTTTTAAAATCTAATTCAATAAAAGCATCAAAATTTTCATTTTCTGG